CATGATCGTTTTGATCTCACTGGCAACAATCATGACGAAACATTCCTTAATCGTCCCATGTTGGAAAATCAGCCCGACAATCCTGAAGATTTTCACAGTGATAAATGGCACGCCAAGCGATTGCAAGACACTGAAAAACTTGCACAGTATCTAAGAGAAAAAGGTGCTGATACCACGTTTTGGGAAAATGTCAAAGCACAAAAGCAAGATCCCTGGGTCAAACTTGAAGCCAATGACATCAATCGACAGATGACCACCACTAGGAAAAAGTATGGATAAGTTAGAATGGAAAATACAAGACTACTGGAATCGGCAGCCTTGTAACATTCGCCACAGTCAGAAACCCGTTGGATCTGTTGAATACTTTGAAGAAGTCACTGCACGCCGATATCGTGTGGAGCCACACATACTTGATTTTGCACAGTTTCATCGCTGGCAAGGTCGGAGGGTGTTGGAAATTGGCTGCGGCATTGGCACAGATGCCGAACAGTTTGTACGTCATGGTGCAGAATATGTGGGCATTGATATCAGTGACCAAAGCCTACAGATCTGCAGGGATCGGTTCAAAACACTGGATCTTCATGGTGAATTTTACAATGTTAATCTACTAGATATTGATCACATGGATCTTGGCGAATTTGATCTTGTGTACAGTTATGGCGTTATACATCATTCGCCCAACATTGCTCAACACATCCAAGAGATCCACAAGTTAGTGGCACCGGGTGGGGAGTTCCGTTTTATGGTGTATGCCAAGAACTCCTGGAAGTATGCAATGATTCAAAAGGGACTGGATCAATTTGAAGCACAGGCCGAATGTCCTTATGCCGAAGCATTTACTAGAGATGAAATATATCAAATGCTCGAAGGACAATTTGAAATAGAACGTATCAGACAAGATCACTGTTTTATGTATAACGTACCAGCATATCGTGAAGGTCGTTATGAATTGGAGCCTTGGTTTGCTGCCATGGATGATACTATGCGTGATGCAGTAAAAGAATACCTGGGCTGGCACTTATTAATCAAAGCAAGGAAACTATGAAACGAGTATATTACACCTGGCGTGATGTAGAAAACTTCACACAGGAGATTATCAGACAGATTCACAACGACGGCTGGCGACCTGACTATGTTGTGGGCATCACTCGTGGTGGACTTGTTCCAGCCAATCTCATCAGTCAATACCTAGGCGTGCGCATGGAGACACTCAAGGTGAGTTTGAGAGACGGCGGGGATTGTGAGAGTAATTGTTGGATGGCCGAAGATGCATATGGGTATGACAATGATCCCCCAATTGGGGCAGATGAACGAAACCCGGCCCTGGCCAAAAACATACTCATAGTTGATGATATCAACGATTCGGGTGCTACACTGAATTGGATTCAACAAGATTGGCCCAGCAGTTGTTTGCCCAACAGTGATCGATGGGATCACGTCTGGGGTACAAATGTGCGTGTGGCCACACTTGTTGACAATGAGGCTAGTGAGAGCAAACTTGATGTCAACTACACTGCATGCACTATCAACAAATGGCTTGAACCGCAATGGATTGTATTTCCCTGGGAGGAGTGGTGGACTAAATGACAAATATTTTTGAAGATCAAAAACGATTCATGCTGGCATGTGATCAAGTGGTGGATGAATTCAAACCTAAACAGTATCGCATGTATGTAAATCTCATCAAAGAAGAATGGCATGAACTCAAAGAAGCTGTTCAGGCAGCGGACCGAGTGGAACAATTGGATGCATTGATTGACTTGTTGGTTGTGACTACCGGCGCATTGCACAGCATGGGAGTAGATGCCGAAGCTGCCTGGAACGAAGTCATGCAAACAAACTTTGCCAAAATTGACCCAGAAACTGGCAAAGTCACTAAGCGCAAGGATGGCAAGGTTCTCAAGCCTGAAGGTTGGAAACCTCCCAAATTAAAACCGTTCTTAAAAGACATTGACTAATTTTATTTCTTGTGCTATACTCGCACAAAACTCTCAAGGAATATCATGCAACTTAAAATAGCTGAAATATTTTATAGTCTACAAGGTGAAGGACGCTGGGCTGGTGTGCCCAGTGTTTTCATGCGTACATTTGGCTGTAATTTTCAATGTCGTGGATTTGGATTGCCGCGTGGTGAGAAGACCACTGAACCCGAAGAGATTGCCGCTGACATACACCTGTACAAAACCTACAAAGACTTACCACTGGCTCGAACTGGCTGTGACAGCTATGCGTCATGGCATCCGGCGTTTAAACATCTGTCACCATTTATGACCCTGGACGAGATTGCCGATCGTATGCATGGCATGATTCCCAAAAACAAGTGGAGTCCAGATACCATCAGTGACGATGTTCATTTGGTTATCACTGGTGGTGAACCATTGCTGGGCTATCAAGTTGAATACCCTACGCTTATTGAAAAATGCCGTCAACAAGGCCTGCGCAACATTACATTTGAAACCAATGGCACTCAATTTTTACATGAAGACGTTAGAGAATACTTGTTTGAAGAATTTACTAGACATGGTAGAGATTATGATCGCCTGACTTTCAGTGTCAGTGCAAAATTACCATGCAGTGGCGAGCGGTGGGAAGATGCTATACGTCCTGAAGTTGTTAAAAGTTATGAGATGGTGGGCATGACTTATCTCAAGTTTGTTGTGTCCACAGATGATGATTTAAAAGATGTTGACGAAGCAGTGTATCAATTCCGCAGAGCCGGCTTTGGTGGTCCTGTGTATTTGATGCCCACAGGTGGCGTTGCTGACTTATACAACTTCAATGTGCCACAAGTGGCCGACTTGGCCATGCAACGTGGTTACAGATACAGTCCTAGATTACAGGTAGATATCTGGCGCAATGCCTGGGGTACTTGATGGAAACGCATAAACGAACAATAGCACGTATGGTGTCGTATCGAATAACTGCATGGTTATTAACAATCTTTTGGACTTACCTGTTCACCGGTGATATTAGCAGTGCAACTGGATTCGCTACGTCATTGCACATTTTATTGAGCATTGATTATTATATTCACGAACGGATATGGCTTAAAATTAAGTGGGGACAAACAAATTAACTATGAAATTATTTGATCGTTTTTTCAAGAAAAAACCAGAGCCAAAAGTAGAAGTACCTAAACCAGCGATTTCTAAAAAGAAAACGGCCAAAGAACTTGCAACCGACCGTGATGAGCCTTACATTGCTATACTCAGTATGGATATTGATCCCAACAATATCAATCAAGGAGCATTTGAGTTAGATTGGAACGAGAAGTTTATATCTAACTTGGCACGTGCAGGGTACATGATGAAAAAAGAGGATACCGATGCTGACATTGTTGATCGTTGGTTTCAAAACGTATGTCGTAATGTAGTGTTAGAAACCTATGAACAAGAACAAGCAATGAATCCACAACGCTATGTTCGCAGCAAAAACATCGGTGACGGACGCAGTGAGGTTAGTTAAATGAAAATTACAAAAATACCCGGACTTGGTAGCCGAGGAATCTACATTGATGATGTGGATCTCAATCACATCAGTGATGAGGAGTGGCAGGAGATTGGCCATCTCTACATGAAGAACTTAGTGACCATTCTACGCAATGTCACTGTGACCAAAGAGCGATACCCTGAGTTGATGGCCAAGTGGGGTCAACAACGTGTGCCCACTGGCATGGGTCAAAAATTCAAACAAAAATACGGACATGGTGTCAAGGACATATTTCAACTTGCCAAAACCAATCCAGAACTACTTGATGCTCAAGATCAGCTATGGATCAAATCCATTGAAGAGGCCACTGAAAGAACCAGCAATGGTTATGTGATGATGAAAGTAGCTGGTGGTTACACTGCTGACGGAGTACCCAATGGTATGTTCAGCGAGGGCGAACTACTATGGCACAGCAATGAATCGGGTACATTGACTTTCACTCCCAGTGTGTCGTTGCTGGGCTGGAAGAACATGGTGGGCTCATCAACTGGCTTTGTTCAAACCGCCGACTACTATGAAAACATCTCCAATAGTTTTCGCAGTGAACTTGATGACATGATTGTGATCCATCGGTTCATACCCAACAAGATTGGGCCAGGCATACCCAAGTCACAAGATGACCTGTTGGGCATAAACATGGTGCCTGAAAACAACAAAGAAGTTCCGCTGGTAATAACCAGTCCTGGCGGCATACGTGGATTACATTACAGCATCAACACCGCCTGGCAAATCAAAGGCATGAGTTTACCTGACAGTCACATACTGTTTGAGAGAATCAACAAAGAATTGTTTAATGAATCAAGTATCTACGATCACTGGTATCAGCAAGACAACGACTTGTTGTTATTTGATAACACAATAACTCTACATCGCAGAATTGGTTACATTGATGGACGTGTGGCGTTGAGAAACCCACATGACTTCACAAATCTTCAAACCGGTCCTTGGCTACCTTACGCCGACAAGCCTCAATATCAAAGACAGTACAATAGAGAGATTAGAAAAATTGTACGTCAACTTGGCATCACTGACTTTAAACTTCCACCAACCAGCTTGTTAGAAATCCTGAGTCTTTGACATGACCGCAGTGCATTTGAGCTGGCGCGAGGGAGATACTCATATCACTCATGCTGACATATACAGTTGGACTGTAGAAATGTTCGGTCTTCCGGGTAATAGATTTATGTTTCATCCCACAAGTCGAGCCATGGAGTTTGAATTTACGGACTCAGATGATGCTTTGTTATTTGCGTTGAGATTCAGTGAGAGAGTGATCGCACATGAAACCCATTAAACTTACTCCGCGACAGTGGCGTATAATACGTGAGCACATTGTTGAAGAATACAAAAGTACTCCCAGTGTAATAATGTTTCGCAATAAGATGCGCGAAGTTCTGGGATTCACTCCAAGAGAACATACAGAGTATAATCCGGATTTTGTTGAACGAAACATCATGCTTGACTTTTACAGTGAACCCATGCGTACAATGTTTTTGTTAAAATACTCACACATTCTCAATGACAAATAAATGATAATTTACGTAAATGGCGACAGCCACAGCGCCGCTGCCGAAGCAGCAAATCCACATTGCTTTGCCGAAGATGATCCATTCTTCTGGGGGCTGGGACGACGCCCACATCCCGAAAACGAACGTGTGAGCTATGGCTGTGAGATAGCCAATGCTCTATACGCTATACTTTGGTGCGATGCCGAATCAGCTAGTTCAAATCAACGTATCATGCGTACCACACGCAGTTGGATTGCCGAGCAGTCGCCGCAGGCACTCAAAGATACCTTTATGATCATCCAATGGTCAACTTGGGAACGCGAGGAATGGTTGGATGAAGGTGTGTACTACCAAGTCAATGCATCAGGTATAGATCATGTGCCCGAACATCTGCAACCGCGCTACCAACAATTTATTGCTGATATTGACTGGCAACAATGCACTGAATCTGCGCATCTGGCGATTTGGGAGTTTCATCAAGAGTTACAGCAGCTCAACATACGTCATGTAATGTTTAATGGCAATTCGGATTTTAGCAAAATCACAACTCAACAGGATTGGAACAACCATTACCTCGCACCTTATGATTCCACGCAGACCTACAATAATGTGCTGAAAAACAACGCTTTCACTACAGTAAACCCCAATAGTTGGCATTTTGGTGCCGAAGCCCATTGCTTTTGGGCGGAGTATGTGCTACAATATGTACGTACTCACAACTTAATCTAATCATGCGCTACTTACTCATTGATACTGCCAACATGTTCTTTCGTGCCCGACACGTGGCTTTTCGTGCCACCAGTGCCGAAGAAAAAATAGGATATGCCCTGCACATTACCTTGGCAGCAATCAACAAAGTACACAAGAAATTCTCTGCTGATCATGTGATATTTGCCCTAGAAGGGCGCAGCTGGCGCAAGGATTTCTACGAGCCCTACAAAAAGAACCGTGCTGTGGCTCGTGCTGCGCTGACAGAAAAAGAGCAAGAAGAAGATAAATTGTTCTGGGAAACCTATGATACGTTCACTAAATACTTAGGTGAGCAGACCAACTGCTCTGTTATTAGGCATCCTGAAGCCGAAGCTGACGACGTAATTGCTCGCTGGATTGATTTACATCCCCAAGATCAACATTTTATTGTAAGTTCCGACACAGACTTTGTACAACTTCTAGCACCCAACGTTCAGCAGTTTAACGGCATTACCGACGAGCTCATCACATTAGAAGGAATTTTTGATGCCAAGGGCAAACAGATTATTGACAAGAAGACCAAAGCACCAAAGACGGTTCCAGATCCTTCGTGGCTTCTCTTCGAAAAATGTATGCGAGGCGATGCGTCGGATAATGTGTTCTCGGCATATCCAGGTGTTAGGACCAAAGGCACTAAGAATAAAGTTGGGCTCCAAGAGGCCTATGCGGATCGTCATACAAAAGGCTATGCGTGGAACAATCTCATGTTGCAACGTTGGTCCGACCACAACGGTGTGGAACATCGTGTGTTGGACGACTACAACCGCAATGTTGCCTTAGTTGATTTAACTGCCCAACCCACAGAGATTAAACAAAAAGTGGATCTAGCCATTGCCCAGCAGATTTCACACCGAGACATCGGGCAAGTAGGTGTACGGTTCATGAAATTTTGTGGACGGTATGACTTACAAAAGATTTCTGAGTCAGCAGAGCAATACGCTCAATGGCTCAATGCCACATACAAAGGAGCTCTTGATGATAATAGCCAAACCCGTAGTACCCAATCAGTATTGGATACTGAGACACAATGACGAAAAGGTCGGAAACATTCAGGCCACTGGTGATGGATTCCAAGTAAAAATCAACAATCAAGTACAGAGTTTTAAATCCATGCGCATGATTCGTCAGCGTGTGGGCATTGACTTTGAACCTGCAGTCAAAACCGCCAAGCCTTCACAAGATGAAATCTATGGTTTTCGAACCGGGTGTCGTGCCTACAATGGTATTTTTGAAGTACGCAAACAATTACCATTGTTTACCAAAACACGCAAATCAAAATCATGGTATGCTGCAGGATGGTATCTCGTACAGCAAGGTCGCAACTGGCAGACTGTGCAAAATCCCAAACTCATCACACTGCAACGATACACTTATCGAGGTCCATTTAAAACCAAGGAAGAAGCACAATGAGTTTACACATCAATCGTTTTGTAGATCGTATCAAAGCACATGAATCACGAGCAGCCCGAGATTTTTCAATGCCCATGCAAGATGCCCGAGATTTACATGCTGACATAACCAAACTACTAGCCCAAGTTCAGGCATTACATGAACAAACCACGCAACAACCGGAAACTATCCAAGTAGAGATCACAGGCGGCTCGTTCTAAAACTGCTTAGATTACGGACTAAATAATAGCGTTATATTATTGGAGACTCCGTTGTCTAGACCCAAACCTCAAGTATTAGTTGAACTTACCAACAAGACCACTTACAAAACTGAGCAGGTGTTGGCATCTGACGGTATTTGGGCCGTGTTCTTTGACAATGCTCCAATCAATCTCAAAACTTCAAACATGCTGCAACAATTTCCTGGACCCAAGTACAAGAAAGTGAGTTTCTCAAATCCAGGG